TAGAGAGAACGCCTGGTACATTTTCCCATAGAATCCACCTTGGTTTAAAATGGTCTGCAATTCCGAGATAGGTAAGCATGAGATTGCCTCTTGGATCTTCAAGCCCTTTTCTGAGTCCTGCGACTGAGAATGATTGGCATGGTGTTCCTCCGACCAAAAGTCCGATTGTGTCATTTAATTTCCACTCCTTGTATTTTGTCATGTCACCATAGTTAGTGACATTTGGATAATGATGATTTAATAATTGGCTTGGAAATTTTTCGATCTCTGAAAATCCTACTGGCTCCCAACCCATGTGATGCCATGCTACTGTTGCCGCTTCTATACCGCTACATACTGAAAGATATTTCATAACGGTGTCCTACGTACAATCTCTTTGGCTATCTTATGACGCTTCTTGCCTTTCTCTTCAGCCTTGTCTAATAACTCATAAAGCCTTTTGATTGACAATGCTTTTAAGTTATCTTTTCCCGTTTTTGTTTTAAACGGATCACGATGTTTTTTGCTTTTATGTATTTTTGGTTCTGCCATCTTTACTTCCTCTTAAGTTTAACAATTCTTTCTTTGCATTGTTTTCAATCATGCTATTAATCATACGATCAATCGCACTATTCAAATCGTAGTCGTACTCTTTCCACTCTCTATCAACTTGACTGTTAAGTACCTTCACGCGATGCACAGGCGCCCATCCTACTACCAGGACTGACCACTTAGCTTTTCGGCTGCACTCAATAGCTATGTTGCGATAGTGATTGATGAGTACGCGGGCCATCACTTGAGTTCATCGTGTAATAACCACCCGCATGCAACTCCACCTAAAAATGTAGTTACATAAATCATGAACCATAAACAAGTCATTGCTCACCTACGTTTCTATACGTAACGCCAAGGTATATGTTTCTTATGTTGGCCTTTGGCATGTCGAATACTTTAGCAACTTTTGGTATTGGCATAGTCTTCAACGCGTGTTTAATTGCAGTGACTTGCTCAGTAGTTAAATATTTTTTGTGATATGGCTGTTTCATTCTTCCATTTCTAGTTTAATTTTGCCTATATATTTACATCCATAACAATCATCAAGTTTTTTAATAAAATAATCACCTACTGCATTTAGATGAATATACAAATATTGTGGCTCTTTATTTTCTCTTTTTAATATAGTAAAGGTTTCAATAGGGATATCTTTTCTTTTATAGGCGTTGTCACGACCTAATTTATATCCTGCTATCCATGCCTGCCACATTTTTTCATCATCATATTTAAGTTCACACATGCTAGGACTTTGTAAAAATACTCTTTCATACCACCATGTAAACTCTTCATTTGGTTCTGGGTTCATTTCTTTAGGTTGTGGTTTAATGCGGTATTCCCAATGAGTTGCATCCCAAATTGGAGTTTCAACATATTGCCATTCTTCATTTTCATCAGATAACCATTTAGCTTCAATCTTTTTACCTTCAGCCCATGCTTTTATTTCTTTATGCCATTTATGTTGTTTCATAACATGCTCCTTACCTTTTTAAATACTTCTCGTCTATCACTAAATTTAACTTTGCCTTGTATTTCAACAGGACTAAAAAATGCAGTCCATCCATGATCAGCATGAAATGTTCCTGTAACCTTTTTACCGTTAATAGTATCAAAATAAATCCAAGGATAATTGGCAGCAAAGGTTACATCTATACCTAATTTATTGAGTCTATGCACAAATGTTTTTATTCTATATTCATTCATTTATCTTCTCCCTTATGCCATTTATGTTGTTTTATTTTGTTTCTCCACTTTTGCTATTTTCTTTTTGAGCCAAAGATAATCAGCCATTGCGTCACCTTTACCCTTGTCATACCAATTTAAAGCTTGTTTGCTAAATAACTTTCTAATAATCCAAGGCAAGCTTGCATGGAATTGCAACATACTTAATTCAAGCTTTCCTTCTATTAGATTCATTTTTTGTTTTCTAGTCAATTTCATTTCTTCATCTCCAATCCTTCAATTCTGTGGGTGAGGATTGAACCAAGATCTTTACCTTTGATAGCTACCATCTGTGCTTCTTCACAATCATAAACAAGTTGTGCTGCATCTCTAATGGCTTGGTTATATCCACTGTTGTATGCATCGTTACCTTCGATAATCATGGTAATTGCATTACGTACCAATTCAGATGCCTTACGAGTCTTTGCAATCGCAGTTAACTTTGAATGCAGTTCTTGTGGTAAATATACCGAGTATGGAACTTTCTTTAATTTTGCATCCACTGTTTAAACTCCCTGTTAATCTTATCTAATCTTTGTTGTGCTGCTAAATCAGTTTTAAGTTCTGCTCTTGATTGAATACCAAGATATGCACGCAACCAATCTGTAGCTGTATCTTCATCTTTTTTAAGGATTTGACTATCTGCATGTAAGAAGTCCCAAAAGTCTTTTGAAGTAGAAAGTATGCCAGCTAACTTCACATGCTGTTCTCCAACATACGAAGCTTGTTTATCTTCATGAGGACGATCAGTTCTTACAAATACACATTGATAAGCAGCCCCAACGAAGTCCTGTAGAATCTCTATAGGAAAGTCGTCAGGATGCACAACAAGAGTTAATGAAACGCCATTCTTATCTTGCTTAATGGCAACCTTTTTAGCTTCGAACTGGATTGGCTTCACGCTGACTCTCCAAATATTGAACAATACCGCTTAACTTAATAACCTGATAGTGTAAGTTCATATTCTCCGCTTTTAAAGTATCGTTTTGTTTACGCCACTCTACACAAAAAGCATAGAGATCGTGGACCTGAGCTTGCAGGTCCTTGATCAATGCCTCTTGAGGAGTAATGGTTTCTACTGCCTTTTTGGCTTTAGCCATCTTAGTTCTCCCAAGGATTCTTAGCTGGAGCTGAACCTGCTGGTTTTTCATAAGGTTCTGAAGTTGATAATGACAAGAAATCATTACCTGCTTGTGAAGTTTTTTTCCATGCAGCAATCGCTACTTTAATCGGACCTGATTGATGTTTCTTTAAAAGGTCAATCAATAAGTTACGATCAATGTCAACTGAACCTCTGAAGTCAGGATGATTCTCTGATTTCTTTGTATCGTTGTTAAATAATACGCCTGTGTTAGGACGTGCTTCATACACTTGTGCCATCTTGTTTTTCCTTTTCTAATTTATGTTTAACTACTGTAAACTGAGTCATCATTTCCTTGTAGAAATCAACATCAGTTAGTTTAATTTCTTCAAATAACAGTTTATTCTTTCTAAAGATAGTCTCTAAATCTTGAGTTTTTTTAGCAAACTCTAAATGTAAATAAGTACTTTCTTTAATAAGATCTAACCATCCTTGAATATCTCCATCTGGTTTAGCTGGAGCATTGATTTGCCACTCACCTTTGAGACCTACAATACGTGGACTTTCAACTGTAGGTTCAGCTTTTTTTGAGTCAGATCCTGTGGTCGCATCAAGAGCATCGTGTTCAACAATCTCCATAGCTACTACCCACAAGTAACGTCTTAAATAAGTCTGCACTGCACCTAAGTTCTGAATTGCATGGCAACCCTTTAACTCAGCAGAAGACATTGGTGAAGTAAATGAAACAGATTGACTTGCATCATCTAAATCAACAATGTTTAATGTTGCTAGTTCTGTGCCAAATGAAACAGTTCCACACAAACCTACCTTAGTAAATATGTTTTGAATCGTAGGTAAAAAATCACCTAACTCAAAATATTCAAATCCTGCAAACTTATTACGACCAGACTTTTTGAGACTAGTATTTTGCAGCAGGATTCTTGCTTCCTGTAATTTCTTGTATACACTCATTTGTTTTCACCTCTAATAGTTTCTCTAAATAATGCTTAGCCTTACGTAAATCCTCTAAGCCTCCCTTTTCTTGATACCTTGAAACATACTTTATAACATTGCCTTCAAGATAACCAAGCTTGTTAGCCACAATAAAATCCCATGGCTGAATTGTTTTACTAACATAATGTGTTCCTCCAATTTGTGAACTATCCACCATTGGAACTTTTTCGTCAAATATTTTATCGTAATCGTCATACGACATTGACCAATCATATTTCATTCCTGCACCACTCATATAATCTCCTAAACGTGTCTGGCAAATTCGCCATGATGTTTTTCTCTAAATTCTTTTACTGCTTTTGCTGCTTCGTCAAGTAGTTTAAAAGAACCTAATTCATACTGCTTGCCATTTACATTACATATGGCAAAATACCTTTGTTCTCTTTTTCTCCAACATACTCCTTTCACACCTGTTTTATTTCGTTTAGATATTCTAATGTTCTGCATATTTTGAGAGTGTGTAGCTTCTCTCAAATTTTCTATTTTATTGTTTGATCGATTAGCATCAATGTGATCTAAAGATTTAGGCAGATATCCATGATGCATTAAGAATATCATTCTATGAAGAAAGAGCATCTTGCCTCTATAACTCATATGCAAATATCCATACTTATCTAAGTTACCAACACGATTTCCAAGCTTTACACCTCTTTTACGTTTCTTCCAAAATAGATGGCCTTCTCTATACTCAAAATCTTCTAGTATATAATTTCTAAGCTCATGGATTTCCATCTTTATACTCCTGATACTGTTTACACCACTTATTCACTAAACAATAGCTTTCACATCGACCACGCTTACCACGTCTTAGTTGAATCTCATAACCTGCACCTAATTCTTTCTTAGCTGCTTCTGCTAACTCAATTGCATCATGTAAAGACTTAGCACGAGTCGCACCTTGTTTAATGACAGCCCATACAGGAGGTTTCTCCCACATTTCTGCTGGTGTGCAATCTGTTAACTCGCCATCTGTTTCCATAGCAAAGTCAGCTGCACTATGTTTAGCAATACGACCTTTAATAAAGTTTTCTTGTTCTTCATATGTCCATAAAGGAACATTAACCATAGCGACAGGCTTTTGTGGATACTCTGGATTACGATCAGCTTCTGACTTACTCCAATCCTTTAGTATTCCTACGATTGTCAAGGACTTTATTTTGACTTTCTTATTGAAAGCAATAAGCCATGCATATATGTTTAATTGTTGTTCCCATTCTGGCTTATCATTTCTAACAGCCCACACTGATGTTGTTTTGTAATCTTGAATGTGAATTCCATCGCTATCGATGACTTGAAGATCAACAGCACCTGATATACTCCAACCATCAAGTTCTGCGAAGAATCTTTCTTCCACGATATGATTCTCATCACCACCTTTTTCCAAGATGCTATGAACTGCTGAACCGAAGATGGACCAAATGGTATCTGCTACATCTTGAGTCAACTCACCATCGTGCTTCTTCATCAATGCTACAATCTTAGGACTGTTAAGCAATTGTGTGGCTGATAGATGTGCCTTACCTTTTGAGTAAGTAGGATTCTTAGCTATATTCTCAAATGGTTTTGGTAAACCCCATTCATTAGTTATTATCATTCTCTGCCTTTCAATAGAATATCTGCAAACTTATAAGCAAGACCTACAAGTTTTTCATAGTCCCTATCAAACATAACTGGACATCTTTTTTGTATTTCTGGGTCACTAGTAACTCTCATTAATGCTGCAAAAGCCTCATCGGTAATATATTGTCTATTACTCATATTAAGCCTCGCAATTGCCACTAGGACACATATTGTTAGTTAACATTACTTCTTCTAATTCATCGAAGGCTTTATCTTTAGCAATCGCATCTGCTGATCTACTTACATCATCAAGTAGATGATAATCAGTTTCTATGCATCGCATTTTAATTAACATACCACGATCACGACCATGATCTGCTAATACAGAAGTAATCCAATCTGTAACTTCTATATTCCATGATTCAACTTCGTTGTATTTCTTTTCATCAATTTCAACTTCGGCTAATACTAAAAATCGTTTCATATCCTCTCCTTATCTAATCTATGTTGAACATCTTTTGATTGTTTAATTAATATATCCATTAATAAATCTATACGATTGTTTGCTTCTTCAATCTTTTTAGCCATAGCATTCATTTTCTTAGCCATGTTTTCTAATTCGACTCTCATTCCTTGATTAATAATTTCCATAATTACCTCGTTATCCAAAACACATAAGCCATAAATGCTGCCCAACAAACGACAAATACCCAAAAGAATACGTTTAAACGCTTCTTCTCTTTACGAGCAAGCATAGCCGATTGGAACATATACATGTCCAAGTCAATATTTTTGTAGTGATTAGGATAAATGCGACCATTCTCTCTAGCTGGGTCAATAGGATTAATACGAATATTTTGCTTCATTTCATTTCCTCTCT